TGCCGCAACGCCAAAGCCGCACTGTCGGCTCGCGCATCGAAATTGCTGGGAGTCTGTTCTCCTGGCTGGGTCATGTTTCCTTTCGACGGCGCACGATTCCCGTCTTGTGTTCAGTGCGGTCCGGTCGCGACTCCGGGTTCAACGAATTGGTTTGGCCGAAACTAAGCCTCGGCCATCGGGCTATCAGGTCTTGATGTTGTCGTCGCCGTAACCGAGCGACGGCGCTTGCCACTTGTTGTTCTGACTCGAAGCAGGATGACCGCTCCGGGTTTTCGAGCCCATGGCATCGAGCGTTGCGCTCATGCCAGCCGGACGGGAGAGGGCTTCGCGGTTCTTGCCGGTCTTGGCAGTTGCGCCGCCAGCGCCCTCACAGTTGTTGCAATCAGACATCGGGTTGATCCTCTTTGGGAATTGGTCTTCGGCGTAATGCCTCGGACAAGAGATCTTCACTCGCCTTCAGCCTTTGCGCAAGGTCTTGGGCAATTGCTTCCCTCGTTAGGAGCGTCAGGATGTCGTCCAGAGCCCTAACTCGGCCACGCTGCTCGCGGATCCCATCGTTGGTGTAACGCTCGTCTGAGACAAGCTTGGCGACTGCAGCGCCTCTCAGGTCGGTGATTGCCTTGAGGAAGTCCGTGAAGCCTGCGGCGTTCCGCAAAGCAGCCACCCGGTTGCCGACTTCGACGGCCGCCCGGAGCGAATCGATGTCGTTGCGGAGCTTGGTCTCTTCGTGCTCTTCGCGCGCGCGGACGTTCCAGAAGGAGTCATTACTGGGCGCCAGCATTGGGGGCTCCTCTCATGGCTTCGGACTTCACGCCTTCACCGCGCTCGTTTTCGTTGGATCTGACCTTCGGAGAATCGGGGGCTTGGCCCGGTCCGGCGGCGCCGGCAACCGGTGATCCGCCACCACTAGCGAGGCCCTGCTGGGCGCCCATCTGCGCGAACTGCTGCAGCATGTCCTCCTGCTGCATCTGCTTCATCTCAAGCGCTTGCATGTGCTCGGCGATGTGAGTCTTCGCGCGCGCGGCTGTGCCAGAGCTGGATCGCTTGAGCTTCTCGAAGCGCTCCGTCCCAAGCTCCTCCATGTGGGCGAGGATGTGGCGCAGGTCGTTGTCGTCGGCTTTGCGCGGAGGCACGTTGCCGTGATACCAAAGCTCGTGCTCTTGGGTTGGCGTCAGCAGCTTGACCTCATTCGGCAACGAGATGATCTCGTCAACGTTCCGAATGTCGAAGCCGTGCTCCAAGATCATGGCCAGCAGCTTCGGCATCTTGACCGCGTTCGGGCCATATATCTGATTGATGACGGGGGCGCGGTCAAGAATGTTCACGAGCTGCTGAACGTTCGACATCTTCGTCGTCAGCTTGTGGCTGGCGAGGGGCTGCACGAGGAAGCGGCCGATCACGTCCTGCGGCCTCACCGTGTAGCGATCGTTGAAGTGCAAACCTGCCGGGCCAAGATCGCGGACCACGCGGTCGTAGCTCATGAACTGCTGAATGTTCCAGGTCATCTGGTTCAGCATCGAGCACTCAACTTCTTGCTCGTAGTTCTCCAGCATCGGGACCAAGCGAAGGTTCGCTTCGTCGATCTCGCTGGTGTGCTGCGTCGCGGTCTTCTCTCCGCCGAACGGATCCTTGGCACCCATCGATGGCGACGTTGCGCCAGCCGTTTCACGGATGTCCATCGTCAGCACGTTCTCAGCCTTCAGCGCTGAGTCACTGACTTGAGGAACGTGCAGCGGAGCGATCGAGTTTTGAATGTCGGGCACCCTGATGGCATGCCCTGGTTGGATCAGCAACTGACCAGCCGGGATGTTGGCTTCGTCAGAGATCATCCACATCGGATTCGATTCAAGCTGCGTCGCGGCCATGAGCAAGTTGCGCTTCATGTCCTTCTCCATGGAGAGGCGCGCAATCATCTCCAGGCTGCCAATGCCGTAGAACTCGTCTTCCAGGTTGATTGGGCGCCACGCTTGGTAAGGCTTCTTCTGGTGCCAGAAGGGATTCACCGTGACGCGCACGATCAACTGCAAGCCTTGCGGGTCGACCATCACAACGTTGCACATCTTCGTCGTGAGGTTGCCACGTTCGTTCTTAACGACCAGCGGACCCCACCAATCGATCACTTCGTAGTGAGGGATATGCGGCGCCTGACTCGCTTGACGCGGGTCGAACACGCCATAGCTGTAGCTCTTGCGTTCCTTGAACTCGTCGCCAAACGTCGTGTCGCTGTTGCCGGGCATCGACTCAAGCGCTTCGAGGTTAACCCAGTGGCCAAGCTCCCCCATCTGCTTGATCTTGTAATCGGGCCAAGAGCTGCGGTCGGCGCACCATTCCGCTTCATCGATCGAGCTGGCATTAGGGCTCGTCATGAAGTCGAAGATCGAAACGTTCTGGATGTCGTTGCCGTCAAAGATCAGCTCTTCCTGAGTGATCTTGTCTAGCTCGATCTCGGTCATGCCGGGAAAGTCTTCGTTCGGCACACGGGTCGCCGTTCGGTAGGTCATCTCGCCGCGCTCTTGCTTCCAGAATGTCTTTTGGATCGCGGTTCCGTAGATCAGTCCGTCGCGCAGGAAGCGGCTAGCCTTGCTCCTGAAGTTGCACTTCCGCAAGTGATCGCGGCAAAGCATCTCCTGCATCTTCGCGCTGTCGTCGTGCTCCTCGTGCTCACCGTAGAGCTTGAACCAACGATCAGAGCTGAACAGCGTGCGCAGCAGTTTCGGATGCAGCGTCTCGATGATCTTGAATGGCTCGGGCGAGTGGAGCCTGTTGCGACCATACGTGAACGTGTCGAGCGACTCGCCCCGGTAGAGCCGGTAGAGGATGAGCCACTTGTTGCGCAGAAACTCCATGACGTTGAACACGTCCTTGAGTCCTGCATCGACGGCTGACTTTGCTTGCTCAACTACGAATGGTGTCTGCGCAAGGTTGGGGTAGCCAACCGACTCAGCGAACAACCGGGCTTGCTTCGAGACATCGGTTGCGTCGTTGATCGCATCCTCAGTCATCGCGTAGGGGCCAGTGATCGGCTTGGTGCCCGGCAACTTGCTGAACTTGCCCATGCCACGGGAGGCCGCACCTGCGACGCCCACACGTGGGTTGGGCGGCGATGCTGGGGCGAGACTGTTGCCTAACTCAGTGCGGTCGCTCACGGATTACCCTGCCTTGCTGGGGCCGTGGCGGCCGCCTGACGGAGCTAGTCCCTGGGGTTCCTCGATCCGGTCGGAGTCGTCCGACTTGAGGAACATCGGGACGGTCCGCGATTGGTTGTTGTCTTCCACCGAAGGAAGGCTGACCTCGGGTGAGCTGCTCTGCTTCTCGCGCATCGACTACCTCCAAACCGGCTTCGTAGACTGGACCTGACCATCCGGGCCAGAGCTTCACTCTGCCGGGCCACTTGGATTCATACCACTTCAACCATTCGATGACACGGGCCGGATCGCTGTAGTAGCTCCTTCGCCCCTTCACCGGATTGTCGAGCCCGAAGAAGTATCCGGTGCCACTCTGAAGGGTGAAGCCAAGCAGATAGATCGGGTTACAGCCCATCAGGTGAGCTGTTTGGATCATGAAGCAGATCGAGTTGCCGCCCTGGTAGTAGGGGTCGCGAATCGATTTTGGCATGAACAGCGGCGACTGCTTCAACCTGATCACGCCGTCGGGCGATCGGATCTTCGGCACCTTGGTGTCGATCGTGATCTCTGAGACAGGCCACTTGCGCTTGCCAACCATGCGCAGCTGCGAGCTGCCAGCAACCGAGTAAGCACCACCTCCAAAGATGTGCTTGCTCGCTACGACAACCATGGAGTCTGGGCATCCAGCGAGTCTCGCTCGCTCGGACTTCCAGACGTCGAGATCGACGACATGCCATATGCTGGGGACCAGCGCTCGGAGGGTCCAGTTGCTGCCGATCGTGATCTCTCCGTGAGCCGCTCGCAGTCCTGTTGAGTCAGCCAGTCCGCCGGCTCCCCCAAGTAGGAATGCTGGGCGACCTGTGCCTTGGCCCTCAAGCCAACCCGGATCAGAACTTCGGCCGCTCGGTGCGGGTAGGTGTGCCGCTTGGAAACCAGATAGGAGCATACTTGGCCGATGCGCTCGGCTTCCTCAAGGTGGTTCAGGTAGTAGAGCACCAGCTCTGTGAAGTGCTCGGGATCGCTTGCGCGAGGAGCCATCGGAAAGAGTCGGGCTAGCTCTGGGCGGTGGTTGTCACTGATCACCAAGGTGCCGCACGCAGCCATCTCCATGAAGCGCGGGTTGATGTGAGACGCCGGCAAGTTGCCGTCGTTCCAGAAGCCAGTGCCAGACTTCTTCGGCATCGTCTGGCATAGCGAGATGCCGAGCGGAACAGCCATCGACTTCTGTCGGCCGAGCACTCGCTTCTTGAAGCAGTCGAGCGAGATCGCTGGATCGCGATGCACGTTGAGACCAACGAGGCACTCAGAGTAGAGCTTGGGATGATCCTTCAGGTTCACCCAACGAGGATCGTTCTTGCCAACTGTCTTGAAGAATCGGATGTCGGCACCATCGACCAATCGATCGACCGGCTTCAGCCACTCAGGTCGTGGCGCCAACGTCGCGTTGCCAAGGAAGAAAGCTGCTGTGTTGCGCTCTTCGTAGTTCCGGTATTCGAAGTGGTTGGTGTCGGCACACGGCGGCAAATAGAAGACGTTGTTGCGGTCTTCGCGTGATCTGCGATGCGCTTCAAGCGTGCAGTAGTCCATCGTGAACACGTGCTTGAAACGAGGGCTATAGCGCAACGTCTCACCGCTCTCGTAGGGTTCGTCGCACAAGTAGACCGCAGTCTTGATGCCGTCGCGATGAAGGCGACCAAGGAACTCTGGGTTGCTTGTCGCGCGGCCATGGTGGCACCACACGAGATCTGGCTTCCACTTCGCCACCTGCTCACCGAGTGACTTCGCTGTGCCCGGCATCGAGCGACTGCGGTAAGGCGAGAGGTTGCTGACGTTGGCGCCACGCAGCGCCTTCACGTCGAACACTTGCACCTCGCAACCAATCGACTGAAAACCAGACTTCCAACCCTGGCGATAGTCGTCGCTGTAGATCAGACCTGAGTCGTCAGCGATCGCAATCCTCAACGGCTCTGTAACGCTCAACGATCTAACCACGACTCGTTGCTGCAGGTGCTCGGTAGGTCATGTGCATCTTGTGCTCCACTACGTGGTATCGGATGCTCGGCGCAGCCCAAGACGATCCACCATTGCCCATCACTGAGCGCGACCAAAACTGGAACGGGTCGACAACCCCAAACGGGACCGTCTTGCGCGCAAACGCAGTCTGCACGATCGCGAAGAACGAACCGTCGTCAGCGGGTCGGTTGTGCTGCCGACGAACAGGATGCATCGTCGTGCTCTTCGTGTTCGGCCACGTGTCGACAATGCCGCAGATCGGATCACGCGAGAAGATCACCTGCGCTTTACCGAACCACTGAGGATCGTCGATGCGAACCTGTGGCTGGATGATCGCCGTCAGCTTCTGATCGCACTCCTCCAAGCCCTCACGGATCGACTGGTTCAGGTAGACCGGCGTCAGGTTGTGCAACAGCTTCCACTTGCCAGCGTAACCAGACAGGAAGGCTTCAAGCTCAATGTAGTCATCACGCATGCCACCATCGAGGATGACTACGAGGCTGAATGGAATGTCGGTGTGCTTCGCGATCGCTTCGATCGCTTCGACTGCAAGGCCGGCGTTACTGACTGGAACTGGAACTAGAACGTTGAGCATTTTGCTTCTCCTGTTGGCGCACGCCTTCGCGCGCAATGAACCTACGCTCGCAACGGCGACCGCAGAAAACAACCACCCTTTGCCTGCCGCGAGCTGCTGCTCGCACCGGGCCTGCAGGGATCACCACGTCACGATTGCAGCCTTCGCATGGAACGACTGCAGAGTCCTTTGACGGTTGCATCGACATCAGAGCAACCAACCTTTCGGTTCAGCCTTCGGAGGTGGTGGCGAGTCGATGGGGTCTCTGGCCTCTGTGGCGCCCGCTACGACACCGTTGTTGGCGACGAGATCCTGCGACGCGATCAACTCTTCCTTGGTGCGTGCGCGGAAGCGGTAAGCGTCTTGCGGGTGTGAGTTGACCGAGATCGATGAACCACTGAGGTTCTCGATACCGATCTGCACGGCGTTCTTCACCGCGTCCATCACCTGCTCGATCCATGGAGCTGCGCCGAACCTCTCGGTCAGAATCTCCCCTGTGGCTTGGGCTGCTGCGGTGGCCTCTGGAAGAAACTGCCGCTTTGCTTTTGCTGTGTTCCGAGATCGTTGGATGCCTCCCCCGATTTGTTGAGCCATAGGTCGTTCACTCCACTCTGTTGGTCGCGCCGAATGTTGTCGCGAGCCGGGTATCCGTAGTCAGGGTTGATCTGCCCATCGATCATCGATGGCTTGTGCATCACCGCGCCACTCGTGCGCCAGCCGGCTGGCGGCGAAGGAGCGATGTAGCGGCCTTCCTTCTCCTTCTTGTCCAAGTCACTGATCGCGTCAGGGATGTCGTCGTGACCGCTGAACGGCCATTCAGTCATCTCGTTGAACATCGGTTTCCACTTGCGCGCCTGCTCTTTGAGTGAGCGAGCGAAGTAGATGTTGCCACTGCGCCAACGTGGCTCGCTGGCCTCGATGCGCATCTCTTTGATCTCCTGGTTGCGACCAGACACCGGGATCATCTTCGGGTGAATGAAGGTCTCGCGGCGGATCTCTTCGAACAACGACATCAACAGTTCCTTGTGCGTCGTGTCCTCGACCACCATGCCGCGCAGGGCTAAATGCTGGTAGCGGTTCCAGAGATCGCACGCGATGCGAACACTGTCGCTCGGCTTCCAACGGCCAACGAAGAAGTCACGCACGTAGGCTGTGCGATTGCAGTCGAGCGACACCACCCAGAAGCACGTTCGGTCAGCTCGCTTCTTCTTCTTCTCTTCAGCGATGAATGCCCAGTCCGTGAAGATGTATGTCCACACGTGCTGAGGGATGTCGCGGTCCTCGATCACCCTGAAGTATTCCGTCTTGAAGATCTTCTCGTCGTCGGTGGTTGGCTTGTTCTCGTAGTAGCAAGCGAACTGACGCGGTGGCAACAGGGCACGCTGTTGGTCGATGAACGCATGCGTCAGGCGGCCAGGGAAGAACAGGGTTCCGTCTGCGTTCTTCCAACTGTGCACCGACAGCTCGAACAGCTCGCGCATGGTGCGCGTCTTCATGATCGTGCAGTAGAGATCGCTGTAATGGTGCAGCGTGCCAATCATGAGGATGCGGCAGCCAGGATCGAGCTGCGCCATCATCTCGCCGAACCAGTGCCACACGCTTTGGATGCCCTCGATGGTCTTGGTGTTCTCTTGCGACACCACGTCGTCCATCAACACAAGATCCCAGTGACTGCCGGTCCACACCTCGCCGGCACCAGCTGCCAGCAGCGTTGATTCCTTCGCGTGCGCGATGGTGCGCTGCGCGCTGATGAACTCGCCAGAGCCTTCCTTCCAGTCCTTGCCTCGGTGCACACCGAAGCGGTCGCGATACCACTGCGAGTCGATGATCTTCATCGCTTGCTTCACGAACTTGCGCGCCTGCTTGCCCGTCTCGGAGCAAACACAGATGCGGATGTTCGGGTTGCATGCGATCTCCCAGCACACAAGTGCGACGTTGAACACGGCGCTCTTGAACGAGCCACGTGGCCACAGCTGCAGCTTGTAGGTGTAGATGCCGCGATCGCTTTCGGGGTCTTTCTTCCACGCCCAATTCAGGATCTCGTGGGCTCCCTTGCCGTGCGGGTATTGCTTCGCGTCAGGCGCTGCACCGCAGTCGCGCGCGAAGTCAAGGAAGCCGGCCTCGGTCTTATAGTAAGCCGACTCTTCCTGGCGCACGTAGGCGCTCAGCTCCTCGGGTGCGAGCTGCTTTACGGAGTCGGGTAGATCTACGTCCATGACTCCCCCATTGCGATGCGCCTGATCTGCGTGTGTGAAACACCGTATTCACGGCCGAGCAAAGAGTAGAGGCCGGGTTTAGCTCTGGCGCGAATCGCCGCAATCTGCTTGTCAGTCAGTCGACTATTGCCGTTTGACTCTCCTTCGAGAACACCCCACTTGTGGCGGCCCTTCAGAACAGAGTCACGCTGATTGTCTCTGTTGGTTCCAAGGAACAGATGATCAGGTCGAACACACTTCCTGTTGTCACAGCGATGCAGGACCCATTTGCCTTTCGGGATTGGTCCATACGCTTCGGTGAAAGCGACGCGATGCGCGGCTCTGTTGATCGTCCTTCCTTTGACGGTCACGAAGGACTGACCGTACCCGTCACGCCTGAATGACTTGCCCCACTCGATGCAGGCGGTGGAAACAGTTGAGCCCAAGAGAAGTTGAGTCGGGGAACGTCCACTCTTTTTTTTGCCCATCGAGCCCATCCTCCTGCTTTACGTGCATCTTCAGTGTCCTTGATTCGGCGCTTACGATTGACTGACGTGCTCCGGTCGAGCTTCGTCACCATCGCATCAGGGATCTGCTTCGTGCTGTAAAAGTCGGCCGCAAGGTCCGGCCGCATCTCCATCTTGTAACACGAACTAAGCACGTCTAGCAGAGTCACGTCTGACCATCCTTTTCTGCCGGCGTAGTGCTCTGCGTAGCCACCCACCGCAAAGAAGTCATCGCGGTGGATCAGGTAGGTGTTCGGCGCACTCATATCGAGCTTGCCGGTGTCCATGTGTTTGAGTCCGTATTTGGCCACCGTGCCGCGCTCCAACTTGCGCGCAGCTTCGATCATGCGCTTCATCGTGATGCCGTCGAACACCATATCGGGGTCGATCATCAGGCACCAACCAGTCGCTAGGTGCATCGCTAGGTTTCGCCCTCCTGGTTGGTTCCAGTTGATGTCTTCATTGACGCGCAGCAGCACGGCAGACAGGCACAGGCGATCCAATTCAGCTATCGAAGCAACATCAACAGCGGGGTCCCCGTGATCATCGACAATGATCACGTTGAGGTGCTCCAACACCTCGTCTGGGTATCCCGCAATGGTCGAGAGTTGCTTAGCCAGCATCAACGGTTGGCCATAAACACTCATGCACAAGGTTAGATCTGTTTCCATTTCTAGCCGCGAGGATGAACCTTGACGTTTGCCATCACCGACTCTGCTTCGATGCATGCCATCAGATCTCGTTGGGCTCGTCGTCAGCGTCAGCGATGGCGTCAAGGTCTTCGGTAGCGTCCATGTCGCCAGGAGTCATCGTCACATCCTCGACCTCCTCGACAGCTCGCAGCACGATGAAGTGACGCGCGTGACGAGTCGATGAGTGCAGAACGTCGTAGCGATCACCCTCAAGACTGAACAAGCCAACGACATCGTTGCCGTCGAGCTGCCGAACACCATGCGGATCGTGGCGGTCAGGCACCGCGATGATCACGAGCGGAGCAATCAGCTTCATCTGCTCCACTGCGTCTTCGAGATCGTCAACGTGCTCAAGCACGTCGAGCGCCATCACCACGTCGAACGAGCTGTCGTCGAAGGCTTCGATGACATCATCAATCGTTCCCTCCATGATGTTGTTGCCCTTCTCCAAACCGAGCTGGACAGCAATCGGATCGATCTCGCATCCAACCACGTTGTAGCCCGCTTCCCTGAGCTTGTGCAAAATGAGGCCCTCCCCACACCCCACGTCTAGAATCCGGCTACCCGGCTTTGCAAAAGCCGCAACCTTGTCGAGCACGTCGAGCACGTGCAGGCGATACGGGCTGTCAGGGCGCTTGAAGTCCGCGTAGTGGTAAGCGCCGCGTTGCTGATACTTGCTCATTTGTTGTGCCTCCTGAAGTTGAACCACTTGTTGTGGTAGATGTCCGCGTCGATCGTGTGCACTCGACCTTTCGATCCGAGCATGCGCCAAAGCACGAATGGCAACCAGATCTGATCGCGAGGTAGCTCGCGCACCAAGGCCCACCATGCGGGCGCAGTGTGATGCTGCAGCGCGTTGCAGTAGCTGCGGCGCGCAATGACGCCACAGGCCCACAACCCAAAGCTCTTTGGGAAGCCTGCAAGCAACAGATGCGCTCGCGCCTTCTCGGCTTCGTCACTTGAGATCTTGCCGCGCAGCACGCACTCGTCGATCTCGTCGTAGGCGCACGTGCGCCATGGATGCTTAAACATCGCGAAGTCGGACTTCTCAAGCCAGCTCTCCACGGTGCTGCTGATCGCACGCTTCGGCGCAATGCTGCCATCGAGGTAGAGCGACCACAGACCGCTGCGCGGCGGGTTCATGATCTTCTCCTCGCGGTTCCACAAGGCCGCCGGGCGGCCTGGGGGCAAGCCCTTCGGAGGTGTCCTGTTCTCGACCTCGACGCCATCGTCGAAGCAAGTCTTGGTTGGCGCGGAATCGTAGCCCTCAGACACCGCCGTGTAGATCACCCCTGGCGGCAACGTGCTCATGGCTTCAACCCCAGCGCTTTCATCTTCGACTTGAGCAACGCCAAGTTCTCAGGCATCCCGCCCTTCATGCCCATCTCTTTCCCGGTCTGCGCTTTCAAGTGCTTCACGAAGCTGCGCGGCACCACCTTGAACGGCTTCGGGTTCAGGTGTCGTCGCCAGATCGCTGCTGCGAGATCATCCTCGCCGTAGGCGAAGAACGCAGGATCGAACAGGTTGTATTTGTAGCGGCGCCGCATCGACTTGATGACTGGCACCGGCACCAACCAGCAGAACGCGCTCACGTGAGTAGCTCTGCGCGCCGGTATGTCGTAGGCGCGGTCGTTCTTTGCGGCGTTGTTCGCTGTGATGTCGGTGTATGGCGACAGAACAAGGTTGCCATCCTCCTCGTCAAGCAACTCCTTCAACCATTGCTTGTCGGGAAACTGCAGATCGTTGTTCATCACGAGCACGTGCGTGAAGGTGTTATTGGTTGCAGGGTCAAACACCTCGCGCTCGATCATCAGGTTGACCGCACGCCCGAAACCCATGTTGCCTTCTTCGCTGAAAGCCTGCCAGTCGTAGCAACCCTTCGCCACGGCGCCATCAGCCCCGTTGTTGAACACCGTCGTCCACACCTCAGCGCCGCAGATCTCAACGCATTCCTTGAAGCTCTGCAGCATCTGCTCGGTCATGGTCACGAGCTTCTGGCTGCCGGCGACGACGGTGATGGCGAGGACTCTCATTCTCCATCATCCATCTGCAACTCCTCGGGCAGCTCGTCGCCGCGCACGTCTAGCGTCTTGATCTCCTCGATCTCAAGCAACCTGCGCTCCTGCTTGTTGCGAAGCGAAGCCAACGCCTCGATCTCAACTTTCTGCTGATCGTCCATCTTGTGCGTCACTTCGACGCGGCGGATCGCTTGGTCGACAATGCCGATCGACTGCAACGTCGTCACCAGCTCTTTGTGAATGCGCCAGTAGGCCGAGTGGTCGCCCTTCTCTTTCGCCATCTGCATCGCGCGCTCACTCACCAACTGCAGCTGACCTGCAATCGTGTCGAGCCGGATGCCAACCACCTGCGATCCGATCTCCGACGCATACTGGTTCCACATGCGCAGCACGTCGGCCTGCTTGACGCCAAGGTCGCGTGCGATCACCTCAGTGCGGAATCCTTCGTCGCGCAAGGTCACGATCACCGCGCCGCGCTGCACTGGTGTCAACTGGTGATACCAGTGCTCGCGCTCACCCTTCGGCACCAACTGCATCGTGCCCCAGAGCTTGTTGCCGAGATCCTTCAGCGTGTAACGCTCAGTGAGCCCATCCTTCTTTGGCGCCGGCACGACTCCCGATTCGAGAATCAAGTCCGCCAGCTCTTCGATCGTCATGCCAGCCGCAGCAGCTGCTACATCGAGCTTGCTCTGCGCCTTGACGTTGGCGGTCTCAGGTGACTTCCTTGCCTTGCGCGTTGCCATACATCAGTCGCGAGGATCATCAACAGCGATCGCAGCGTTGGCACGCATGCGCACGTCTTCGAGCGCCGTCAACGCGAGCGCGAGGTTCCTGCCGGGCGGGCAGAGCGATGCAAGCGATTGAGCCAACGCGAACGTCATCTGACTCACTGCTTCGTGATTCTCGTCGCGCGGCGGATGGAAGAAGAACCGCTTCCGCAGTTCCTCGACGGAGGGTGCCTTCGGAGAAGGAGCCCTTGCTTCGCCCAGTTCCTCGGGTGAGCCATTACCCATCGAGCGACTCCGCAGCACCAGGGTCCGTCACCGTGACCTTCGGCTTCGATTGGATCGTGACCGTCGGCTTCGTCGTCACCACGAGCGACAGGATCTCGCAAGCGCGGAACACCATCACCTGCTTGCCAGCAAGCAGATCACCAGACTCGTTGCGAAGCCAACGCATGGCTTTCGACGTATCCACGAAACGGGGAACCTTCGGGATGGGAACCAGGGCGCCAGCAGGCAAGTTCGTCCCGTTCGGAACGATCTCGTAGATGCAGTAGTCACCCTCGCCCTCGCCCAAAACTCTACGGCGAATACCGCGTTGCGGCATCTTCTGGCGCTTCTTCGTCGCGCCGGAAACAGGCTCATCGCCAGGGGTTTCAGTCGTCATCGAAGCACTTTACTTCAGTCAGGTCGAAGTTGAGAGCTTCAAGGTCTGATTTTCGCCGCTTGATGATCACTCTTTTCGGGCAGTCACCCGGCGGTCTTCCGCCGTTCCAATCCCCATCTCGATCATTGTTCATCCAACCACACACGTTGCAGAGCACGTGGTTACCTCTCAGGTTCAACGAGATCCTGTGCTTCCTGTGCGACGTGGGGATTCCACGCTCGAAGCTCCCCACGCCTTCGATACTGCGGCGCGGCCTTCCTCGCCGTGGCGCCTCATCAATCTGCTCCAGCACCCACGCACATGCCGGCGGAGAATCAGCCCAGTGGTTGAGCAAGATCTCGATCACCGTCCCGATCCCGAAGTAGCCCTGACTCCTCGAATCGATCTCGCTCAAGGCTTCCCGGAATGAGTGAAGCTTGCTCATCACCTCAACCGAGATCACGGCGCGCGTTTGTAGCTTGTTCATCGCGGCACTCTACCCCGCTTTTCTGACAGGGCAAGGTCTCCAATACTGCCGATACGGGCACGTTGAGGCAACTACACCGTGCAGTGCTTTCCTGCGTGCGCAAACACGCTTTTTTTGCTTCTTCTTCTTCTCCTACTACAATGACAAAGTAGTGTGTAGTAGATAGAACGCTTCCTTATGGTGGTTTTAAATAGGACCGTAATTCTTTTACGGTCTAATGCTTCTAAAGAGACAAACAGAGACAATTTCCGTAGGATTTTTTCCGAGCACTGCACGTTATCGGAACTTGAGTTAGGGATTTGTGAGGGGCTGCATCATTCAACCCCATCCTGCCATGGGACCCGCCCCGATCGGGCCTCGCATGCCTGAACTGCCGGTGTCATGGGCACATGCGCACCAAGTCGCTGGCATCATGGCGCGCGGGATCGACGGCGCGCGGGATCGACGGGAGGGATTGCGAACGTAACATAATGGTGTGATGTTAGGCTGGTGTTAGGGCATTTCCGCCCTACCGAAACACGTTCTTTCCGAATCGAAGTGCACTTCCAACCACATCGCCCTACTTCCGTGACCCTAAGTAGACGAAACCATGGAAAAACGCCCGGATTCAGCGTGCAGAGGGTTCCGAGACTTACTTGCGCCGCATGAAGCATCATGCGAACGGCGAAGTAAAACACCACAAATACTTTCCCTGAGCTAAGCACGCTTCCACAGCCCGTGGTATACTTCGCCGCCTACTTCCCTTACTTCACTACTACTTCCCTTACTTCACTGCTCACAGAGCAAAGGACTACAGAATGACACGCTCGATTCAGCTCAGGTTCGACGCCGATTGCGTTGATTGCGGCGCCCACCTTTCCGCCGGAACTACTGCCCGTTGGTTCGGTCGCGGCCGCGTCAGCTGCTGCGGTAAGCCATCAGCCCCCGCCCCCGTCCCCGTCCCGCCGTTCGACAGCGGCACCCTGATCCCGCGTCGCTCCACTGGCAACCATCAACCCTCAACCCTCAACCAAATAGTAAAGTGACAGACAACTCAGACCTCGTGCGCCAGCTCCTGGCGCTTCTCGGCGGCAACGCCATTCCGACACCCGTAGCTGCGCAACCGTTGCGCCCCGTGTTGGTGACGACAGCACACCGTGGCGTGTTCTTCGGCTACACCGACAATACCAGTGGAGCGACTATCCACCTTCAGCGGATGCGCATGTGTCTGCGATGGTCGGCTGACATGCGCGGCGTCCTGGGCCTCGCGTCCATGGGGCCGAGTGCCGAGTGCCGCATCTCCAAATCCGCCAATATGGAGATTCGCGACGTGACCGGCGTTGCCGAATGCACCCCAGAGGCGGTTGCTCGATGGGAGTTAGAGCCATGGGCAAAGTGATCATCCGGGGCACCGACGCGTTCGCTGCGCTTGACGGCACCGGCTCCGGCTACGGCTACGGCACCGGCGACGGCGCCGGCTACGGCGAGGCGGTGCGTCCGTGATCATCCGAGGCACCGCCGCGTTCACTGCGCTTGTCGGCTTCGGCACCGGCGACGGCTACGGCTACGGCTACGGCACCGGCACCGGCTTCGGCTTCGGCTACGGCGACGGCTTCGGCTTCGGC